ACGCTCAGGCCTGCGAGCCCGGCGAACCCTACCTCGTGCAGCGGGTGCGGGACGACGGCGAAGGCGAGGACCTGTGATGTGGGGGTCTGAGGCCACGGGCCGGGCCCTGGAGATCGTCGGAGCCCCGACGGACCGGGACCGGCAGCGCCACGTCGGCCCCTCCGAGCTCGGCGAGGTGTGCGAGCGGTGCCTGGCCGACAAGATCCGCGGCACCTACGAGGACAAGAGGGCGGGCACCCCGCTCGCCCCCCTGCTGGGCACGGCCTTCCACCTGCTCGCCCAGCAGCGCCTGTCGAACTCCCCCGAGGGGCGGGCAGGGCTGGTCCTCGTGGAGAAGCGGGTCGACGTCGCTCAGGTTGACGGCTACGGGCCGATCAGGGGCACTGTCGACCTGTTCGACATCGAGCGCAGGGAGGTCATCGACTGGAAGGTCCTGTCGAAGGCTCGCATTGCGGGTCTCTCCTCCGTGGTGCACAACCGCCTGGACGGGTCGGTCCTGATGGACCGGGACAAGGTCATCTGGGAGACGGCCTGGAAGTACTACGCGCAGATGATGCTTTACGGCTACGCCCTGGAGCGCGACGGCTACGAGGTGGAGCGGGCGAGTCTGCTCATGATCCCCCGTGATGCATCCACGGACGTCCTGCCGGGCGCGGCCCGGACGCTGGTGTTCCAGTACCGTCGGGCCGTCGCCGAGGCCGTCCTGGGCCGTTTCAGCGAGCTCGTGGCCCGGGTCCGGAATGAGGAGAAGGAAGGAGCGGGGGTGTCGAGCGGGGAGTACGAGTCCTCGCCCGGCTGCTACCGCTGCAAGCGACTGAAGAAGGAGGAGGCCGACATGGCCGCATGGGGAGGTATGCCGTGATCGTCAGTATCGGCATGATCGAAGAGGCTCTGAGGAAGGCGGGGTGGGCGCTCGACCGGCCCCGCAACAACCTGGGCCGCTATCGGGCGGTGTACACCAAGGATGGGCGTCAGTTGGCACTGGTCGCCGGTCACAACGGCACCGTCGCCATCTTCGAGTGGAGCGAATCGATGGGCTGGACGCGCGCCTACACGGGCTACCACGACGAGGTCCTCAAGTGGGTCGAAAGGGAGGCGCGATGAAGGGTTCGGCGATTCGCACCAGGGGCATTGAGCGTGCCCTGGAGAGGATGAGGCGGCTGCCCGGCCTGATCGTCAGCGATGGCGAGGAAGTGCGGCTCCTGTGCGGAGACAGCACCACGATGTGGACCATTACCAATGAGCTCAACGTCGACACCGAGCCCCTCGTCCTGACGCTGACCCTCCCGGCCGGTACGAGGGTGCACAACCGCATCGAGTGCACCCTGTCCAGCAGGGGCGAGGTCGTCGACCTTCGCACCGGGGAGGACCTGGAGCGCCTGCTGGCCCTGTGGCGTTTACGTGGCGTCGAGGGCGCCGAGCTCGTCGACACCCTCACCCTGCCGGGGTGGAAGCAGCTGGCCTTGTTTCCGCTCGATGAGGCTTCGAACGACAACGGCGGGGAGGCGGCGTGATGTCGACGGCGGCATTCGATAAGATGCTCGCCGCAGCAGGTTTCACCGCAGAGGATCCGCAGGAGCTCAAGGATATCTCGGTACTCCTCTACGGAGGGGCGGGCAGCGGAAAGACGAGTTTTTCGGCCACCGCATCCAGGGTCCCCGAAATGTCCCCCGTCCTTTACCTCGATTTCGAAAGGGGCACGCTTCCCCTGAGGGAATGGGGCGAGCTGGACAAGATCACCATAATCCACCTGGACTCCTGGGCCGACACCCACCGGTTCATCGCCCAGGTCGTCCGGCCCACGATGAACAGTAGGTCCTTCCCCTACCGCACCGTCGTCTTCGACACCATCGACAAGCTCCAGGAGCTCATCGTGGGCGAGTCTCGTACGGCCAATCCCGGCAACAACTACAAGCCGTGGACCGACGCCTACGACAACGTCATGACGCTGATCAATGCCTTCATGCGATGCGATGGCGTCAACCTCCTGGCTCTCACCCACGTCGCCCGGGTCACCAACTCGGTGACCGGGGAGACCGAGATCGGACCGGCCTTCCGGGGCCAGCAGTCCGACAAGCACATGCCCTCCAACTTCGACTTCGTCGCCTACATGAGGTCGGGCAGGTTGGAGAGCGGGCAGTTCGCCGTCCGAGCGGACTTCGCCCTGCCGGGGGCCATCACCAAGCGTCGGGTCAAGGACTTCCCCGACTTCTTGGAGAACCCCACCATGGGCCGGGTCTGGATGCTCGCCCACAACACCGAAGCCACTACCAGCATCACCACAACCAATAAGGAGAGCGCATGACCGCCAACAACGACCCCTTCGCCACCTTCCCCGCTACCGCCGCCGGTACGTCCGGCGCGGACCTCACCGCCCTGGACGGCCTCGACCTGTCCCAGGTGGAGGTCGCGGAGGAGTTCTCGTTCCGCGCCCCCGAGCCCGGCTTCCACAACGCCGTCGTCACCAGGACGGAGTGCCGGCTGTCGTCCAAGGGCCTGCCGATGGCCGTCCTCACGTACGCCATCGACGACGCCAACGACCCCGACCACGGTGTCGTCGTGCTGGGGTACACGGTCCTCTACTTCAAGCGCACGGAGCAGGGGCGGACCACGCGGGTCCTCAACCCCGGTTTCCGGCGGATGCTGGAGGCTGTGGACCTGTGGCGCGAGGACCCGCGTGAGCGGGTGCCCATGCTCAACGCGGCTGGGCTGAAGACGACTGTCGACCGCCTGTTCGCGCTGATGCTGCGTCGCAAGTGCACGATCAAGACGTCTGTGGCCCCGCCGCGTCAGCGCGTGGACCGCGAGACCGGGCAGCCGATGTTCAACCCCGACGGCACCCCGCTGATGGGCAGCCCGCGGGGGCAGGTCGACGAGGTGGAGTACGAGCCGGTCGACAGCTCGACCACTCCGTTCTGATCCCCTGATACCCGGCCGGGGTCTCGTCTTGTGCGGGGCCCCGGCCGGGTTGGACCGGAGAAAGAGGAGAAGCCATGCTTTTGTTCTACTACGAGAAGAATGAGCTGCGGGCGTTCGTTGATGACGACGGCGCCTGGTTCGTCGCCGCGGACGTGGCCGTGGCTCTGGGGTACAGGGACTCGCCCAACATGCTGCGCAGGTTCAGCAAGAACGAGGTCCGCTGGTTCAAGGTACCCGGGCGCCGGGGGGTGCACGACGCCAGGGCGGTGTCGGCCAGGGCTCTGATCGGTCTGGCGTTCAGGTCCCGGTCCGAGCGGTCCGAGGGCTTCTACCGCTGGCTGCTGGACGAGGTCCTGGATGTCGAGCTGCGCAAGGACGCCCGGGAGCGCGCGAGGGCGGAGGCGTTGAACATGTGAGTCAGACCTCATACGCACATTGTTCGTATGAAGGGGCAACCACATGCATCATACACGTGGTTACTTTGAGCAGGCCCCGCAAGGTATGTGTAGGTCGAACCTACGCTTGCAGGCTCGCTCCGAGTCGTATACCCTGGACCCGCGAGGCCGACCGGCCCCGCCGAACACCACTAAGAAGGAGAGATCCCGTGAAGGAACTCACACAGGTCCCGTTCCACGACACCACCATCTACACCACCGCCGACGGCGCCTACGTCGCCCTGCGCCCCGTCTGCGAGGCGCTCGACCTCAATTTCTCCGGTCAGTTGCAGCGACTTCAGCGACAGTCCTGGACCTGCGTGTGTATGACACACACGCAGATGCCGGGTGACGACCAGAGTCGCGAGATGACGTTCATCGACCGACGCACGTTCACCATGTGGTTGGCCACCATCGACACCGGCCGCATCAAGAACGAGCGCACCCGCGAGCTCGTGCGCACCTACCAGTGCGAGGCCGCCGACGCCCTCGACCGGTACTTCCACGAGGGGGCCGCCATCAACCCGCGTGCCGTCTCCGCCTCCGGTCCGTACGACGTCGAGACCCAGGCCCGCGTCCTCGACATCCTGAAGAACGTCATCTCCAAGGACTACTTGGAGGCCAAGGCGAAGATCATCGCCGCCAGGGCCATGGGTGACACGCCCGAGATCGAGGCGAGCGCCCGGCCCCTGTACATCCAGGACTACCTGCGCGAGAAGGGCGCCACTGCGGACGAGGTGACGCGCTTCGCGTCCGCCTTCGGACGGTACGTCAAGGAGGCCTACAAGGCCGAGCGGGGCGTCGAACCCGGCAAGCGATTCGACGAGACCCCCTCCGGTCAGGTCCGCGAGACGTACGCCTACACCGAGACCGACCGTCCGATCTTCGACCGCGCCTGGATGGGGAGCTACGCGGGCGGCTTCCCGGAGAAGAGGACCAGGAAGAGCAAGGAGAAGAAGTGACCATCATCGACAGCACCCGAACCACCCTGCGCTACGGCGACGAGACGGTGAGGACCTTCCTCGATGAGGACAGCGTCCTGTGGTTCGTCGCCTCGGACCTCGCCAGGATCCTGGGCTTCGCCTCTGGGTCGTCCTTCGCCCGGGCCATCCCCGAGGAGGAGCGATCCACCTGGACTGTCGAAACCCACGGCGGCCGCCAGAAGTGCGTCATCATCTCGGACTCCGGCCTGTTCGCGTTCGCTACGCGGACACGAAAGCCCTTCGGGCGCGAGCTCCGACGGTGGATCACCCACGAGGCGGTCCCGACCATGAGCCGGCTCCCGCGTCCTTTCGCGGTCCCGGCCGAGCCGGCGTCGGAGGCCCAGCGGATTCTCGACTTCGTCTTCCGCAGGGGGCTGAGTTGACATGACCCTCGACGAACTGATCGAGAAGCTGACGCAGATGCGCGACGAGGAGGGCGGCGACACCCGCGTCCTCGTCGACGGCTACGAGTACGGGTACGACAACATCGCCCACATCGACGCCCTCGACGTCTACGACCGGCGCGCCGAAGGCGACGTGGAAGATTGGTGGGTGGGGCGCTACGACGACGACCTCGTCGTTGTGGGCCTCAAGAATCCCACCCCGCTCCGCGCACTGATCCTGCGCCGGTGACCCGAAGGGCCCCGGCGCCGCTAAACTGACGGCGCCGGGGCCCCGTTGTCCCCGCGCAAGAGAGGAAGAGGAAGAGAGAACCATGGCCTTCTTCGAGGAGGTGCTGCCCGACACCCCCGGCTGGGTGCCCATCATCACCAAGGACCCCTTCGGGCGCCTCACCGTATTCAAGTGGTTCATGTGGCCCGACGAGAAGGCCGCCATGGGGCGCTACGTCGAGGCTCATGGCGCGGGCGACGTCTACTTCAAGCCCATGACGTTCACCCAGCCGCCCTCCCTGACCGACCCCCGCCACGCCACCAAGGCCAACGTGCTGCGCTGCGACGTCGTCTACTGCGACGGCGACGACATGGACCCCTCCAAGCTCGCCATCCTCCCCACCACGTTCGTGCGCACCAGCCCCGGTCACTGGCACGGCTACTGGCGGTTCCTCGACACCGAGATCCTGTCGAACAACGACATGGAGGACCTGTCGCACGGGCTGTACAACGCTCATGCCGCCGACGGCATGGACCGCGGCTGGCCCCTGGCCAAAATGCTGCGCGTCCCCTGGTCCTACAACACCAAGCCCGAGTACGGCGCGCCGTTCCGCGTCACCCAGTACTCCGAGGAGACCGTCAGGAGGAGAGGGGCGGGCGGTGTCGACCTGGTAGAGATCCAGCGCGAGGGCGAGGCCGTCACCGTCGCCGAGTTCGCCGCCTACTACCCTCCGGCCGAACCCCTGGCCCAGGAGGAGCTCGACTCCAAGGTCCCCCAGGAGACCGACCCCAACGAGATCTACCGCCTGCTCGCCCTGGTCAACAACAGCGTCGCCAACGACCTGTTCATGATTCGCCCCGAGATCGGCGACGACTGGTCCGCCCGCATGTACCACCTCCAGTGCATACTCATGGAGGCGGGGTTCGACGCGCGCTCCTGCTACCTCGTCCTGCACGAGGCCGCCTGCAACAAGTACAGGCGCGACAACCGCCCCGACATCGACCTGTGGGTGCAGGTGCAGCGCGACGCCGCAAGGTGGAGGCAGTACCACGACGGCGAGGACTTCATCATGGACGACGACGCCGACATCCTGCGCGTCCTCGGGCTTACACCTTTGGAGGGCGTCAACCAGTTCGGCGATGAATCCTCACCCGAAGCGCTCGTCGACCGCCTGCCCTCCGTGCTCGACGCCGACTCCCACGGCTTGTACTGGACGCGCGTGCAGTTCCTCCACCCCGAGGAGCAGCCCATCAACGACACGTTCATCGACGCCTTCACCTCGTGGGTCGGACACAAGTCCCCGCAAGCCCCCTGGGAGTTCTCCGTGGCCGGGGGCCTGGCCATGCTCTCCGCGCTCCTGTCGCGCTACGCCAAGCTTCCGCTCACCTTCACCGACATGGGCCTCAACCTGTACTGGCTGGTCCTGGGCCGCACCACGCAGTCCCGCAAGAGCACCGCCCTGCGCCTGGCCCGCGGCGTCCTCAGCGACGTCGCCGAAGAGTGCGGTGTCGACAGCGGCGGCTACGAGGCCCCCGAGGACGCCACCGCCGAGGCTCTCCAGGAGTGGCTGGGCGACCTGCCCCGCCTGTCCACGCTGCTCAGCGTCGACGAGGTCCAGGACACCTTCGCCGCCGCCTCCCGCAAGGGCTCCTACATGGCCGGATTCATCCCCATGCTCACCAAGATCTACGACGGGCGCGTTCCCGCCATCCTGCGCAAGACCGGGGGACTGGCCCGCAAGGGCGGTGTCGACCACCAGATGTCGTTCTACGGCACCGGCATTTTCGACCTCACCGCCCGCTACCTGACCATGGAGCGCATCATCTCCGGCTTCGTACCCCGGTGCCTGGTCGTCGTCGACTCCCGCGAGGGCTTCGACCCCGGCGCCAACGACGTCGAGTGGCGTACGGGCGAGCGGGCCCGTGTCGACCAGGTGCGCGACATGCTCATCCACCACCTGACCTCCGTGGTCAAGCACTGGGACAAGGGCTTCCAGGCCGCCGTCCCGGTGTCGGGGCCCTTCGACGATCTGCGCGTGCCCCTCAAGTGCGAGCAGGACGCCCTGGAGAGGTGGAAGTGCTTCGCCTACGACGTCACGTTCCTGGCAGCCAACCACCCGCTCAACGCCGTGGCCCTGTTCCCCACCTGCGAGCGGCTGTCGTTCTCCGCCCTGCGGGTGGCGGCCCTGCTGGCCATGACGGAGATGAAGGACACCATCGAGCTGCGCCACGTCGTCAAGGCGATCGACCTGGCCGGAACGTGGGCCAGGTGCGCCGAGGCCCTGGTCAACCAGGTCGACTCCAACGGTTTCAGCCGCATGGTGTCCGACGTCGAGCAGTGGGTCGCCTCCCAGCCCGGCCACCGGGTGTCGTACGCGGCCCTGGTCACCAAGTTCCAGAACAAGTTCGACGGCCCCGAAGCGCTCACCCGGGTCCTCATGCACTGCCAGAAGAAGGGAACCCTGCGAGACATTCTGCCCAATCCCGAACGCCCCGGCGACCGGGAGGTCATCTACGTCGCCCGGACCGCCGTCGACGCATAACCATCAACCGAGAAGAGAGAGAACCATGCCTATTCGAACCACCTACTCACCGCACCCCCTCCTGGGGGCGCTGCTCAACCACCGCTTCGGCGACTGGCGCATCACGTCCCTCGACCCGGCGGGGTGGACTGTCGCCAAGGGCGCCGTGTTCAACATCGAGTGCGTCTTCTGCGGCCGCCGCAGTCAGGCGTCTGCGTCGGGGCTGCTCGAAGGGCCGTTGTGCGGCTGCAAGACGGGCATCCGGGCCAAGGACCACCAGCGGGCCGCGAGCGACCTGCGTCTGCGCAAGTCCCTGCTCAAGCGGACCGACAACTGGCGCAAGAGTCCCGGAGGCATGACGTGGGCCAACGGCACGGAGGCCGTCAACTGGATCCTGTCCAACTTCAACCTCCCTCCGTTCGACGACATGGGGAGCTGGTCGTTCATGCGGCCCGACAACACCCGGCCGTGGGGGCCGGACAACATTGATTTCCGCCCCAAGTTCGAGGTGCGCAAGCGGGTTGGCGAAACGCCGTGGCGGGTCAAGGGCGAGGAGCGTCGCCGCCTCAAGGAGCAGGAGCGGAAGCAGGAGGCCGACGGTGAGTGACTTCTGGGCCGTCAAGCCCGTGTTCCTGGTGCCCGACCCCCGTGACCTGACCGACGAGCAGGTGGGGGTGCTGTGCGACATCAAGGCGGCGATCGGCAAGTCGATCGACCTGGCCGGGCCCGACTGGCCCCTGGACCCCCGACGCCCGGCCATCGGCCTGTTCGGTGTCGAGGGTCCGTGGACGGCGCCCGCCGACGGCGGCTTCGACGAGATCTGGCCGCTGGTCCTCCAGGGGCGTTGGACGGTGACCGCCTCGGAGAAGGGCGGGGCGCCGTGGATGACGCAGGACGTCCTGTGGCTCGACATCGAGACCTATTCGCCCGTCGACCTGGCAAAAGCCGGAGTGTATAAGTACACGGAGCACCCGGATTGGCGGATCCTCATGTGCTCTTGGGCGCTGAACGACGGCGAGGTACACCGGGCCGAGGGCCATGAGGAGATCCTGGCGATCCCCGGCCTGTTCGACAGAAAGGTGCTGAAGGTCGCCCACAACGCCTCCTTCGAGCGCGTCAACCTGTCGAGGCTCAAGAGTCGAGGACGGGGGAAGTTCCTTCCCCCCGAGCAGTTCTTCGACACCGCCGCCCTCGCACGGGCGTGGGGCCTGCCCGCCTCCCTGAAGGACTTCGCCCTGGCGATGGGCGCCGAGGAGAAGGACGAGGCCGGAACCCGGCTCATCAACCTGTTCTCCAAGCCGAATCGGCGGGGTGAACGAGTGAACCCCGCTGAGCGGCCCGACGATTGGGCCGCGTTCGGCGCCTACTGCGACCAGGACGTGGAGACCATGCGCGACGCTGCCAAGATGCTCGGGCGCGGCTTCCCCCGCTGCGAGTGCGCCGTCTACGAGGTGGACCAGCGGATCAACGACCGGGGGGTTCGTGTCGATGTTGAGCTGGCTCAGGCCGCCGAGCGCTGCTTCAAGGACAACCGTGCCGAGGCGCTGAAGGAGATCGAGAAGATCGCCGGTGTCGACAACGGCAACTCGGTGGCCCAGCTGCGAGCATGGCTGAAGAGCCGGGGCGTCGACACGGAGGACCTGCGCAAGGACACGGTGAAGGAGCTGTTGGAGGACGATCTGCCCGACGACGTCCGCCGGGTGCTCGTGCTGCGCCAGGAGTGCGCGGTGTCGGCCGCGGCCAAGTTCACCGCCGCCATCCGGGCCACGAACGACGACGGCCGTCTGCGGGGCACGATGCAGTACTTCGGCGCGTCGACGGGCCGGTTCGCCGGTCGGCTCATCCAGTTCCAGAACCTCGCCCGCGACGGTTTCAAGGCGGCCGGGGGCGGTTACGACACGCAGGCCGAGGAGGCTGCGGTGGGGCGGCTGCTGGAGGGCGGTTCGGTCCCCTCCCCGGAGTTGAAGAAGCTGATCCGCCCGCTGCTCATGGGCCCGTTCGTCGTGTGTGACTACTCGTCGATCGAGGCCCGGGTCATGGCGTGGCTGACCGGCGAGCAGTGGATGGTCGACGCCTTCCGCAATGACGAGGACATCTATGTCGCCACCGCCGCCAAGCTCGGCGGCCCCGAGAAGGGTTTCGATCGACAGCACGGGAAGGTCGCTAGTTTGGCCCTCCAGTACCGAGGAGGTATTGGCGCCATGATCGCCATGGGCGGCCGGAACATCCTGCCCAAGAACACCCCCGAGGACGTCCTGCGCAAGCGACTGCAAGAAATCGTGAACATCTGGAGGGCCCAGTCCCCCGCCGTCCGGCGCTTCTGGTCGCAGCTGGAGCGCATCCTCAACACCGGTGGGGCCGTCGAAACCGGCCTGGTCAGCATCGAGGTCAAGGGGCAGGACCGTTACGTGTGGCTGCCCTCCAAGAGGCCCATCGTCTACCGGGGCCTCACCCGCCGCTGGAGGCAGCCCCTCGACGTCGACGGCACCCCGCTCGGCCCCGCCCGCCTCGTCCCCCACGTCATCAACACGGGGGGCGACAGGGCCCGGGTCCCCTACAAGCCGCTGCACGGGGGCATCATCACCGAGAACATCGTGCAGGCAGTGGCCCGCGACATCCTCGTCCAAGCCCTACGGAACCTGGAAGAGGCCGGGTGGCCCGTCGTCACCCACATCCACGACGAAGTCGTCTGTGAGATCCCCCAAGACAAGCGAGACCTCAGCGAGGCCGAGCTCGTCACCGAAGTGTCCGAGATCATGTGCCGTCCGCCCTCCTGGGCCGACGACGATCTCGTGATCAAGGCCGCCGGTTACACCTGCCAGCGGTACCACAAGGAATGACAAGAAGGAGAGGAACCATGTCCGACGACATGATCAACCACCCGCCCCACTACAGGCTCGGCGACCGCGAGGTCATCGAGATCACCGAGCACTTGGACTTCCTGTCCGGCAACATCGTCAAGTACATCTGCCGCGAGGGGCGCAAGAGGGGCGCCGACCCCCTGGCCGACCTGTACAAGGCGCTGTGGTACCTGGAGCGCAAGATCCGCCTCTACGACGGCACCGACCCCAACATTAGGACCTCCGACTACGCCCCGTACTCCTTCATCCGCGACGCGAAGATCGTCCTGAAGGCCGCCGGTGTCGACACCACGAACGTGACCGCCCTGGCGGGCATGCTGTTCACCCGGGGCGGCCGCCTGTACTACAACACCTGCGTCGACCCGGACAACGTCGGCAGCCACGGGTACGTGGAGGCTTCCGTTCCCTGGCCCAGCGACACCGAGCTCAAGCTCCTGCGCGCCCGGCGCGACCTGAAGTACCTCGACGAGGAGCGCGCCGAGCTCGCCGACACCATCCGCCGCCTGGCCGCACAGGTCGAGGCCGAGAACAACAAGAAGGAGAGCACCGATGAGTGACATCGACCCGGCCGTCGCCCGCGCCGTCGACGAGATCGACTACGTGGGCTGCAACACCGTCAACCCCTACAACTACCTGGCCGAGATCATGTTCCTGACCTCGGCCGCCTGGAGCAGCGGGGCCAAGCGCTTCACCCTGTCCGCCATCGCCGCCCGAGCCGCCCTGTGGGTCGCCTACCTCGACGAGAAGACCGACGGCTCCTCCCTGCACGGCCTGCGACGCCGCCGGGGCCGGGCTCGTCGCGTCCTGGAGAACGAGGTCGTCGCCGAGTACCAGCGCGCCTACGACAAGCACCACGGCCGCACCCCCTTCAACCCGGAGGTGAACGAGCAGATGAAGTTCGTGATCCTGGCCGAGGAGGTCGGCGAGGTCGCCCGCGCCCTGACCCCCGACGCCGACACGCCCGTCGGCCACGCCAACCCGCTGCGCGACGAGCTCATCCAGGTGGCGGCCATGGCCCTGGCCTGGTGCGCCCGCATCGTCGTCGACACGGAGAGGAGGAACAACCCGTGAGCCGCGGCGGCAAGGTTGCGATCCGCATCGAGATGCACCCCAACGGCGTGCACATCATCGACAACGTCGGCGGGCAGGCCCTGTGGGGCGGTGTCAACGAGTTCGACGTCATCTGGTCCCCCGCCCCCTTCGACCCCCGGGCCGAACCGGAGCGGGTCCGGCGCTCCCGGGCCTGCGGCGTGGCCGCCATGCTGCGGGCCCTGACCCGGGTGTGGTTCGGATACGGCGACATCCCCGTCCTGGCGTGGCACCGGGGCAAGGGGGGCTGCGACCCCGCCAGGGCGAGCGTGTGCCGGGCTGTCGCTTCGCAAGCCAAGGGTTCCGGGCGCTGGCGCAAGGCTGAGCCGGGCGACCTGCGCGGCGAGGACGCGGTGGTGATCGAAGCGTGAGCGCGGGCGGCTGGTTCGGCTACTGGCTCCTGACCCTGCCGATGTTCTTCTTCAGCGCCGGGTACATGTTCGCCGAGGACGGCCACGCGGAGGGCTTCTCCAAGTGGTGGTTCAGGGCTGTCGCCTGCATGTCGGTGCTCCTCGTCGTGTTCGGGCTGATCGTGGCGGTGGGTGCGCTGTGACCAGGATCTTCGCCTACGACCCGGGGGTGTCGACCGGGTGGGTCCTGGGGGATGTCGACGGCGACGACGTCGAGATCGTCGAGTACGACCAGTTCACCGCCCCGAGCCACACCGACACGGCGTTCACGCTCAAGGGCGCCATCTGGTGCTACAAGCCGGACGTCGTCGTCGGCGAGCGCTTCGACCTGCGCCCGCACAATCAGTTCCTCGCAGACCTCACCCCGGTGAAGATCAATGCGATCATGGACTACATCTACGACAAGCGACCGATCGTCTACCAGACGCCGACGCAGGCCAAGACGTTGGTCCGTGATGCCACGCTCAAAGCGCTCGGCTTCTGGCCGACCGGCCGCTCCGTGGATCAGCCGGACGCCGACGACGTGCGCGACGCCGCACGCCACCTCTACCACTACTGCGCCATGACCCTTCGCCTGAAGGGCCTGCTGGAGCGCATGTCGAGGTAGGAAAAAGCCCGCCCTCTTCCTTCGGGGAGGGGGCGGGCTTTTCATGTTCCGGTTCGGGCTCAGCCGTTCTTGCGGCGTCGCTGCAAGCGCTCGACCTCGACACGCAGGTCGTGGACCTCGACGCGCAGGCGGTTGTTCTCCTCCTGGTACTGGGCGATGATCGTGTCCTTCGTATTCAGGGCCGCCTGGAGGCTCTCCAGGCCGAAGCGCGAGCGGGCCATTTCCGCCTCCCCGACACCCCGCTTGCGGTCGGCGTTGACCTTGACCCAGGAGCCCCAGGCCGCCAGGGCGGAGGTGATAAGGGCAATGACGGACCCCACCGTGGTGAGCAGGGGCGTCAAGCGATCACCCCCTGTCGGTGTTCGAGCCGCCGCGGTCGCGCAGTGCGGTGAGGATTATGGCGCGGTGTCGCAACCACCGCAGCCAGTTCATTCTAGCGGACAGGAGAAACACGACGGACAGGAGCAGAGCGGACCGGGCGCCCAGGCCGTGGGCGGATATGACGAGGATCCAGGAGGCCGACGCGCACCCCAGGACGAGGGGCAGGATGACCATCTCCGCCTGCGAGCGCCCGGTCAGGCAGGCGAGCGCGCAGCCGCCGGCTGTCGCAGCCAGAACCATGTGGACGGCGAGGTTGTACCAGATGGCGGCGTCGGGCGTGTAGGGCATGAGCCCGGCCTCGCGGACCGAGAACAGCGACAGGGCCAGGTAGCCGACGGCGCGCAGGCCCCGGTCGAGGGTGTTGGCCCAGGGCGGGTGCGGTATGTACATGAGGCTCACGCCTCCCATCCCTTGATGGAGTAGTTGATACGGATGAGGTTGCCCGCCTTGGCGCCCTTGGCGATGTAGGGCACGCGAACGATCTGGCCCTCGTTGTTCTTGACCTTGTCCCAACCGAATCCCGCGGAGCAGATGAGCCCGCCGAACGCGGCGCCGTCGCCGTTGGTGATGAGCGTGGTGGCGATGCCGACGTACTTGCGGGCCAGGGGCATGTGCCCGGTGTACTTGTTGTCGATGGGGGCGGGCACCCGGATGATGGCCGTGCCCACCTCTTCGCGGAACCGGCTGGCCTCCCCGCGCCGTCCGGCGAGGATGGCGTTGGTGATGGGTGTGGCGGGGGTGGCGACCTCGGATCCGGCGACGAGCCAAGAGGTGATGTTGGATCCGTCGGCCTTCCAGTTGGCGCCGTCCCAGGCGATGATCTGCCCGTTGGAGGTCAGGTAGACGAGGATGGGGTCGGTGGCGGTGGGGGTGATCCCGGCGGCGATGAGGGTGTCGCGCAGGGCGTTGGCCGCGGCGGCGTTGTTCGCCTTGTAGACGGATGACTGGCGCAGCTTGGTGATGACCCCCGACACCGAGGAGACGCCGAGGTTGAGTAGTGTGGGCCAGTCCGCGGCGGTGTCGTCCGCGGAGTACGTGTAGATTCCGTTGCGATCCGTTCCTGTCATGGGGTTTTTCCTTCCTCTTGTTTCAAGCGGGCAGGATCAGGATGGAGGTGAAAGCCGTCTCCCAGCGGGTGAAGGCACCGTTGTTCGCACCCTTGAAGGCCATCTTCGTCCAGATGTCGACATTGCCCGAAGTGGGTAGGTCGGTAGCCATACCAATGAAAACCGGACTATCAGACGCCCATCCGTCCGTGTTGTACAGGAAGCCGGAAGTGGCCCAGACCCCGGAGTTTCTGTTGCGCCGAATCGAGAGTTCCCGCCACACAGGGCGCTGAGCGCCGGTCTCGTATTGGAACTGGGCGATGATCACGGCGCGCCCGGACGGGGGAGAGGGTATCTCCCAGGCCCAGGCGGCCGTCCCGTCAGAGGCGGAGTTCACCTTGGGGCTGAACCGCAGAACCTTGTACTGCGCCCCGAAGATGATCGACGATACGTCGGTGAGTTTGGCAGTGGGCCCCTCCAGAATGGTTCTCTTGTTCGGGTTGTACAGGGCCAGGCCATTCGTCAGGGAGGGGTGCAGCTGGGCGTACACCGTGTTCCCCCTCCACACCCGCACGCCGTCGTTGGCGGTGAGTTCGACGCGATCGCCGGTCCCGTTCGTCGTGGTGGCGATGTTGGCCCCGAGGATGTTGGCTCCGGCGATAAGGCCGCCTCGGATGGTGCCGCCCTCGATGAGCTTGCCGCGCAGTGTGTTGGCGTCGACGCGGTCCCCGGACAGGGTGCCGAACTTGATGTCGTTCGCGTTCAGGCTCCCGATGACCCCGGAGTCCGCGGTGATCGTTCCGGCGGCCAACATGGCGGCCGTGATGGATCGGGCGGCGATGCGATCCGAGCCGATGAACCCCGAGGTGATCACACCGGCGTCGAGACCCTGCACGTGCGCGGTTTTAATGGCCCCGTTGGCGATCATCGACCCCTCGACCGGGTTCCTGACCACGGCCCCGGAGGACTGCGCCTGCTTCCACACCCCCTCGACCATGCTGTTCGACATGGAGCCGGTGAGGTCCGCGGCGGACACCCCCGCCTCGATGAAGTCTTCGACACCGGCCCGGAAGCGGTACATCCGGTAGTTGTCGTCCGTGTCGTACCACAGGTCCCCGTCGTTTCGCCCGTTGAGCGACGGCTTGTTGGCCTGGTAGAAGATCGTGTTCTTCCCGTCGGCGCTCTTCTGGGCGCGCTCGGCGGCGAGCTTGGCGGCGGTGGCCATGTCCTCGACGGCCTGCGCCTTGTCCAGGGCCTCCTTCGCCTTCTTCTGCGCCTCGGCGGCTGCCTGGGCGGCGGCGGCTGCGTCATCGCCCTTGACGGCCACCCAGGCGTTAGCCGTGCCGTCGAATACGAAGAGCTTCGTCGTGCCACCGGCTGTCGACACCCACAGGTTCCCGGGCTTGCGGTCTGCGCCGGTGGGCTCCGTGTCGGAGATGATGACGTCCTTCGCGTTGGCGGAGAACTTCTTCAGATCCGTCTTGGCCTGCTCCAGGTCCGCCTTCGTCTGCTCGTAGGAGGCGGACAGGGTATCGACGCGCCCCTTCAGGGCCTTGGCGGCCTCCAGGTCCCCCTTGGCGGCGGCGGCCAGGTGCTTGTAGTCGACAGCGCCCTCCCCCAGGGTGTCCGTGCCCCAGCGCTGCTGCACCCACTTGCCGTCGGCGTCGTCGTCCACGCCCGGAGGGGACCAGCGCCACACCTCCTTGACGCGGTCCCTGTCGACGCCCCCGCCGGGGGACAATTCGCACACGTACCAGGTGGCGTTCTGGTTGACGGGGATGTCCGGGTTCTCGACGCCCGGCCCGGGGGACACGGGCGGGGCCTCGTGCCAGGAGACGGCGTCGTCGGCCATGGCGTTGGCCGCCTGCGATAGGGCGGCCAGGTCCTCCATGCGGTTCTCCATGCCGTCGATGGATCCGATGGCCGCCCCGAAGCGACCCATGACGCGCCTGGTCTCGGCGGCGGAGGACGTGCCGCGCTCCTCCAGGAGGCTGACCCGCCTCTCGACGGCCGCCCTCCACTCCTGCGCCTGGGGCGACAGGTTGGAGGCGGGGAAGATGGAGGCCGAGTAGGCCATCACAGGACTCCTTCCGTCGACAGGTCCCGCAGCGTGCGCCCCGCCAGCGGCAGATCCGACACATGCGGGTACTTGCGATTGTAGTCGGCCAGCAAGGGGTGGCTGGTGGCCTGGAGCGACACCCCCGTCTCGTCCGTAGACGCGGACGAGACCCGCCACCAGTGGTTCTTGTAGTAGAACCGGGCGCCGACGAGCACCCCGAGGGTCTGCCCGCCGGGGGGCGGGGCACCCTTCCGTTGCAGCGTCAGCGTGGAGCCGACCCGGGTGTCCGCCGCCGCCTGGGCGGCCGCCCAGCCCTTGCCGGGGGTGTCGATGGCCGGGTTGTCGATCGTGGCGACGTCGTCTGTCCCCTTGGCCCCGGTCGCCAGGCTGAGGGTCTCGATGTCGACGCGGGCCCCGCCCTGGCCGAAGAGGTACAGGGCCGGGTGGTCCACCTTGCCGTCCGACTCGCAGATCCGGTAGGGGGCCAGGTGCTCGTAGACCATTCCGGACAGGACGACGGTGACCGAGCGGCGGTCGTCGTTGAGCTTTACGGTGAGCCCGCCGCCCATGTCGTTCCACTGGGCGGGCATGATCGGCTTGTTGTCCTTGCCGACGACGACGTAGAGGCCCGAACCCATCGCCGCGGTGTCCGGGGACCCGTTCTTGAAGGGGATGCTGGTCGTCGGGCGGGGCTGGCTGATGGAGGAGATCTCGGCGCCCAGGCGCAGGGTGGTGACGGTGCGCTCCCCGGAGCCGACAGACAGGACGGTGTCCCCCTCGTCGCCGTAGGTGGCGTCCGCTCCGGGGTAGCGGGAGGGCGGCACGGGGTAGACGCAGGAGCGTCCGCTCAGCGGGGTGCGGTGGTAGACGTTGACGCGGACCTCCTTGGACCGTTGCCCGTCCTCCAGGCCGACGGTGGACGACATGGTGCGGTCGACGAGGCGGACGACGCCGGCGGGGCGCGGGGTGATGCGGATGCGGCTGTCAGCCCAGGACAGGTCGAGGGCGTTGGCGCTCAAGAACAGGCGCAGCATGGACCACACGTTGTCGCGTCCGCCGGGCAGGTTGTAGCGGGCGTCCTTCAGGCGGGCGTCGACGTCAATGGGCGGTGTCGTGGAGATCCGCACGGCCAGGTAGCAGCGCTTGATGACGGTGGCCAGGTCGACGCGCACCTCGGGGTTGAGCGTGCCCACCTGGTTGAGGGCCGACAGGCCGGAGCCCCCGGTCAGGGACCAGGAGTCTTCGTCGATGCTGATGTCGGTGATCATCATGTCGGACCGGCCGTGGTCGGTGGACTGGACGATCAGGGTCCTGCCGAGCAGGGGGGTCAGGTCGGCCGGTCTCATGGCCCCGGCGCCGGTGACGTTGACGGTGGCGGTGCCCGAGGGCGCTTCACTGCGGTCCAGCGACACGGCGTCCTCATCGTAGGACCAGCCGGTGACCCCCGTGGGGGCCCCGAAGAATCTCACTGCCATGGCCAGACCTCCCTCAGGGTGACGGTGGCGGAGAACAGCCCGTAGGCGGGGTTGACGCCGGTGACGGCCAGGGATCCGGGCTCGACGCGCATGGTGCCGAAGCCCTCAGGGGTGGCGTAGGGCCAGATGTCCGGGGCGGCGGCCCCGCGGGCGGAGAAGGCGGCCCGCACCCAGGTGAGGACCTGGTCGGGGGAGGACGGCGCGGTGACGGCGACCTCGACGATCTTGGGGGCGTCGTCGAGCCCGGGGATGCGGGTGATGGCGGCGGGCGAGACGTTGACGCCCCCGGTGACCTGGACGACGCCGGCCGCGGTGAGGGCGCCGGAGGCGACGATGTGCATGTCAGCGCCCGGGGGGATGAGCACGTGCTCGCGGTACACGTGCGGTTTGCCGTCGGTGGCGGCGGTACCGGTGAACTCCAAGGCCTTGAGGGGGCCGTTGCCGACATCGACGACGCGGGCCAGGGCGACGCCGTTGTCGTCGTAGGCGAGCGGGGTGAGCGAGTCGGCGTGCAGGTGCGGCCTCCCCAGCAAGGGGGAGAGGATGTTGCCGCCGGAGTTCATGTCGTCCCGATAAAGGACCTCGTCCTCCCCCGCCCAGGTGAGCATGTCCTGGATGAGCAGCAGCTCGGGGCGGGTCAGGTTGGACCAGGACAGCTCGATGGTGCGGGCCGCGTACCGGGATGCGGTGACGGCGGTTCCGCCTCCGACCAGCTGGTCGGCGGATCCCCAGGAAACCAGGGTGTGGCTGGCGGGGGCGTCGGGCGCGGGGATCCAGGCGAAGCGCCTGCCCGTCCACAGGGCGGCGACACCGTGGCGCGAAGACATCAGTAGGTCCCCCTTCGCCCGCTTCGGGCGTTGACGTTGTTGACGGCGGCGCCGACCTGGCGGCCATCGAGGTTGAGGACGGTGGACACGGCGCGGGCGAGCTGGTGGATCTGATTGGGGTTGATGGTGATCGGCCCCGACGGCGCGGGGGCCTGGTTGACCTTGGCCTCCGGGCGGTACTGCCCGGCGCGGATGGCCTCCATCATGCCCGGCCCGTACTTGTCGACGCTGGTGCGGGGCATGACGTACTCGCCGGACTGGACGCCGATGACGCCACCGGCGCTCGTGATGCCGAGCATGTCGTCGG